TACTTCGCCATGAGCTGTCCACCATGGCGAAGTAAACAATTTAAATGATGCTGGCTACATAGACTTAAAGACAGTATGGGGCAAAGATGATATCGTGGCTATCCATGCATATGCTGGAAAGTTAGTTATCTTCGGTAAGAACAACATTGCTATCTATAACTCACCTACTTCCTTAATAGGGATGCATTTAGATGAAGTCATTAGAGGCATAGGTTGTGTAGCCCGTGATTCTATTCAGTCGGTAGGAGATGATATTCTTTTCCTTTCTGACACAGGAGTAAGGTCACTAACGAGAACTGCTGAATTTGATAAGCTTCCTATGAAGGAAATATCTGTATCTATTAAGAGTGAATTAATCTCTAATATTAGAGCAGGTGGGAAAATCACATCTACATACCTAATAGATGAGGGTATGTATTTATTATCTTTTGCTGCGAGAGAAGAGATATACGTTTTTGACTTAACATATACTACCGAGATAAATACACCTAGAATTACAAAATGGGTATGGAAGGAAGAAAGATATCCTACAGCTTTGGCTTACTCGGAGGACTATGGATTCCTTATGGGACAACAAGGAGGAAGAGTAGCTACTTATGGTGGTTACTGGGATAGAGATTTTGATGGTTCCCTTGTTCCTTATAAAGGGAGTATTTCTTCAGTTTGGGTTGATTTAGGACAGGGAGTACAAGCCTCCATCTTAAAGAGAATCCTTGTGGTCATTGCAGGAGGACAAGATACTAATGTCAGTCTCCGTACCTACAAGGACTTTAGTACTTCTCCTCTCTCTAGTTACTCTTTTGATGCTAATCCTACGTTGACTGGAGTTCCTGCTCATTGGGCAGGAGCCACTTCACCGAGTGCAATATCTAAAGCTCTAAGAGCAGTGGCCCGCCAGATACAAAATGAGGTTGTTGAGTTGCCTGGAGATTCAGTATTAAGTACTTTAATTAATGAACTTATGTTTCTTGACGCTGAAGGCATCCCTGGAGAAGCTTTGTATGGGGAGTCTAGATTTATAAAGAGAGGCATGGTTAAGGAGTCTCAAATTGGCTTTACAGAAGGAACCTACGACTATGAATCTGTAGACGATATGGCCATAGGCTCTGATAATGCAGTTCAATTCCTTCGTTTTGCTGAAGGCTTAGAGATAGGCGAAGAGTACCAAGACAGGATACAGACTTATACTCTCGATTATATGATGGCTAACTTAGATACCTATGGTGTTTACTTTGATGCTACCCTTGAGGGTACTTTTTATGGCTGTAATACAGAATACAATTACGCAGGGAGTGGCTTTTGTAGTGTATTAACTGATGACGGGGAGTACACAGAAGGAGTTGAGAGTCTTATGTCTTATAGGGACTCTACTTCTTGTGAAAGTGCTGGACTCTATCCCGATACATATGGAGGTGAGGCTACTCAACACTATCAGTGGAACTCACTTATAGATTCCTCCTCTATCCCTCAACCTGACAACTGTTCACTTAAGGCTGCAAAGTATGCTCCTGTGGCCGGCTTCATTGAAGGTTCTCTCCCTCTCGCAGGGACAGCAAAATACTTAAGGATTGAAATGGATGGCATAACTGCAGGACATGAGACTTCTCTACAATCACTATCATTATTATATAAACAAGGTAAAACACTATGAGTAACTATAATGTTGTCACAAACTGGGTGGGCTTAGACTCACTTCTGGACACAGACCCAAACAAGGTAATCTCAGGCTCTACTTTTGAGACTGAATTTACTACTATTCAAACCGCACTCAATACTAAGCAAGATTCTTTGAGCATTATTGATGATGAAACTTTTGCTAATCCTTCCTCCACTGCAGTAGCTTCAACTGCTTCTATTAAAGAGTATGTAGATGAAGCGGATGCCTATATGTCTAGAGCCTCAAAACGTGTTTGCTTATGGAAAGGGAGTGCTGCACCGGCAGCTCTAACTACTCTATTTAGTCCACCTGCTTCAGATAGGCAGGCGTATTATATAACTAATGCAATGATTAAGGATTCCTTTGACATAACGAAGGGTAAGTTTTTAGATATAAGATTAGAATATGAGTGTGTAGTAAATGAGAATGGTTTTGTAGTAGGAGACGTTGTATCCATACCTATGAATGATGCTCAGGGCAGTAACGTCACTTGGACAGTGTGGGCATCTACTGGAGGTGATTTAAGTTCAGGCGTTATTAATTTTAGGGTAGGTGATTTTGGTGATGATAACAAATCATTTCATGTATGGACTAGGGCAGATGGAGTATCAACTGATACTTGGCAGACCGAAGCTAACTGGGCATTATACGCAAGAATTTCTCACATCTTAGATTAAAGGAATAACATGGCAGGATTCTTCACAACAGACCAAAGGCTAGCTAATGAGTACAACAACCCAGGTTCTCAAGCTACCCAACCTCTCTCTAGGCCTCATATAGGAGGTGATAGTTTATCTTCATCTCAGTCTCTCCAGAGTCCTTATGGTGGCTTATTTGCACCTCAAGGGAATGATACTACTGCAGAAACCGCCCAACAAGGCTATGGATTCCCTACAGGAGGCTTAGGAGGTGGTGGTGACTATTCAGGTGCTGGAGGCTTCTTAGGAGGCAACGGCACTGCAGGAGTATTCTCCCCTACACAACCTACACAACCTACACAACCTACACAAAGAGGGCAATTTGGTCTAGGAGGTGGAGGTGATTATTCAGGTGGTTCTACTCTCAATTCTTATGATAGCTTACAGGCCTGGCAGAATGCTCCTGCTTGGGAACAGAATGTGGCAGGGAAGTTCAACCCTTTAGGAGGGAAAGCAGGAATAAACTTTGCTCATGGAATTAATCCTCTTAATGGCACAGGGCTCGTCCCTGATGGTTCCCAGACTTTTGGGTGGTATGTAGGAGAAACAGACTCATTTGGAAATCCTTATAGTGCTAACCAGTTAGGTGCCTCTCAGGGGTATGCTTACGGAGATGGCTCTGATTATGGTGCATTTGCTAATGCTGCTGAAGCTGCTGCTGTGGCTGCAAGTGATTGGGGTAGTGATGCTCATTTTGCGGCTATTTCTGCTACTCAGGGAGATTCTGGCCTCGCTAGTCTCGATGGTGGCTACGGTGACGATAGTGACAATGGAGGTAATGGTTGGACCTCCGCTGATGCTGATTCTTTTTCTGATGATGATGGTGGCTACGGTGACGATAGTGATGATGGTGGCGATGGTTGGGGCTCCGCTGATGCTGATTCAGGTACAGATGATGGCGCAGATGGTGGCGGTGGTGGCGATGGTGGCGGTGATAGCTCTTATATTGCCACAGCAGCTACACAAGCGTTAGGTGAAGAAGGGCTTCAAGTCTTCAATGACTGGAGAGATTATATGTTCACTAAACTCCCTACCTTTAAGTCTTCATTTGGCCGTTATAGAATTACAGCTCCTAAGATTGTAGCTGAAATTAATAAGAAGGAAGACTCAACAGGAATATATAATTATATTTGGGATATGCACTTAAAGCCTATCTTTGATTTGATTAAGGAAGATAAAGATAGTGAAAAAGCACTAAAGGATTATAAGATTATGGTAAGAGAATTACAGAATGAATTTCTGAGTAAAAATAAGGAAGGTGAATAATGGATGATTTACTTAGCTGGGGTGAAGATTTATGGGATACAGGAGTAGAGTTTTTTTCAGATGTAGATACTTATGACTTTTCTGATACCTCTGATTATTGGTCCTCAGATGTAGGGTTTGATTCTGACTGGTCTTTCGATGGAATAGGTAATTTCTGGGACGAGAATAAAGGCTGGATGACTCCTCTGGCTAAAGCAGGATATAGTGCCTACCAAGAAGGTCAAGCAGGCGATGCGTATAGAGCAGCGAGAAAGCCTTGGCAAGATTACATGGATAAGTCCATCAAGCAACAGTCTGCTTATTATGACCCTAGTGCTGTAGAAGCCG